CTAGTCAGTGTGCTGTCCGGTGAGACACAAGTGGTGCCTGCTCGCGGCGAGGTGTCTGTCTCGAGGGTGGTGGCACCGCCTCCTGTGGCTGGTGACAGTCTAGATGACTTGGTCACTGAGACAACCAGTCATAGTGTCTTCTGGACTTGGGGACCGAGCTACCCGCGAGCACCAGACCTGTACACTCACATAGACCGTAGGTTTGGCAAGCCGTCCATGCTCTGCGCTAATGCGTACGTCCATGACGGCGTCTACACCAAAGACACGTACGATCAGACTGCGACCATGATGATCGTGCCAAAGCACTACCTGTACTCAGCCGAAGTGCGGACCTTTGCCCTAACACCACATGACTCACAGCTGAGTGTGTTGCGCCTCTCACTCACATGCGCATACCACAGGGATCCATCCCTGTTCGCGATCGCCCCCCCATGATGCTGGGCGACGCGACTTCCCTCCTCAACTCTGCTTTTCGCCGAGATGTGGATGGAAGCCACTAGAGTACATCCTTCTGTGCCAAGAGTTGGAGTCACTGACAGCGGACTAGAAGTCCTGCGACGCTACATCGACTATCCCTGGTTGCCAGGGCCGATCGTGGCCGCGCAGGAGCTCGCTGACTTTAAGACTACCATCCTCTCGGCTGAGCCCGCTCCCTGGGATGAGAGCTGGTTCAAAGGACTACAGAAGAAGTACAGATCACCAGAGGACAAGTCCATCCTCAGCCCACTAGCATCGGGCATCCCAAGGCAGCAGATAGGCTTAGCCTTGTCTTTGCTGCCAACCACCATCCGCAACCAAGTGACTAGCACTTGGATGCACCTACACCTACACACACTAACAAACGGACAGTTGTTCGTCGCCTTCAAGACGCTCGGCGACATTGCCAAACATCACGGCAACCTACTCTTCCCAGGGTACTGGACGTTCATGATCGACTGGAACTTGCACTTTGGAGCTCAACCAACAGAAGGTGCATCAGATGAGTTCGCTGACTTGATCGAGTCATGGGTCAGCACCCCTAAGCCAGAAGACGCGATCGGATCAGATCGTGACGTCATGATCATGCGTGGCTTGAAGCGGCTTGAGGCTGAACTCGGCAGACCCAGTGCGCCTGGGGAGACTCTAGATGACTTCTTGGCTTCACCATCGTCTTGGCTAAGCAATGGAGCCTCCGACTCGAGGAAGTTGGAAGGCACTCGTTCTACTAAGTTCTCGACCTACGCAGCTTCTACACACGCGCAGCTGCGCACGGACATGTTTGACCCAGAATGTCCACACTATCGTGTCTTCGACAAGAGGCAGAAGGACAAACATCGCAACTTGATCAGCTCACCTTGGTCTCTCTTCCTACAGATGTCGTTCGTTGGACAACAAGCAGAGAGTCGCTTCAAGAAGGTAGTCCCAACTTCACTGTCGAGTGACTGGACTCCCGAGAGCTGGTTGCACGTCATGAACACGATGCGCACGAAGCTGTTTGTCCCGATCGACCAGAGCAAGTTTGATCACGTACCGAGCAAAAGAGTACTTCTTAGATGTGCAGAGATCC